CTGGCTATAAACCATCCAACGGTAAGCGACGTGGCTTCGGGAAAATATACTGACGCGTCAAAGACAGTCCCGCTTGCGGAGCCAACTACACTAAAGAATTGCGTAAGATCTACGGTTGAGCTAAGCGTAACCGTAGTGCCGGAAACCGCTACTACTTGGCAATTGCCGGGCAAGTAGGTTCCTGTTACAGCCATGCCGGGGGTGATGCCCGTGGCACTGGAAACAACAATCTGCGTGTAGTTGCCTTGGATGGTGCCAGTTGTCACCACGCCGGTGCTGGCAGTGGCGTTCTGGCTCAGCGTGACCAGGGCACCGCTCACGCTTGAGACAGTGGTGCCAGCGGGCAGGCCGAAGCCTGTAACCGGATCGCCCGCGCTGAATGAACTGGCCTGCGTAAGCGTGAGGATGTTGCTGCCGAGCGTGACAGATCCGGTGCGGTACTGCTGCTCAAAGCGCAACTCACAACTGCTTAGCTGCTTGCCGCAAGCGTCTTCAGCCAGTGTTGCAACGGGCTGGTTGTTGGTGTTGAAGTATGCGTTGCCGGCATAGCCGCACTCGGGGCCACGGTATTTCCACTGGCACACGTTGCTAACGCATTGACGCTTGGGGGCTCGCACAGAAATTAGATCAAATACTGCTGCGAGCTCAAACTCGATAACGTCGCGGGTTTCAACTACCTTGCGGTCAATGTAGTAGATCTCACGGGGAAACTCAGCCGTAGGGTCGGGTGTGGCGTCCGTTGTTTCAAGTCCTACGCTACCGCCATCCTCAAGTAATAAAAAATCTAAATCTTCAAGCAGTAGAAAATCAAAGGGTGCAAAATTAGCAGAATCCAAGTACCGCCCTAAAGTGCGAATGCGCGTCACCTTGGCGCCTTCCAGACCGCTTGGTAGCGTCAGAATTAATGCTGTGATGGTGCCAAGTATATTGCTAATGCGCAGCTTTGGCCGTGGTAGTTGCCCTTGCCCGCTGTACTCAAACCCCTCTGCTTCAAGGGGAAAGCGCATATACTCATTGCCGGCCCAGATAATGTTCTGGTTGTCATCAGCATTGACGCCAGCATGAAAGCGGTATGTTTCGTTTACGCCATGCTGCGCAGCATTTAGCTCCAGCTCAAACAGCTCGATAATTGCGCTGGGTGCGACAGCTTGTAGATCTGAGACGGGAACAGCCATCAGGGCTCAAACACCTCGCGGAAGGTTGCCTGGATTTGGTTATTGTTGCAGTTGGTCAGAGTGGCCTGCCACTCCTCGCAGACAAACTTGCCAGCACCGCCACGCGGTGATGTCCAGTCGAATGATTCCACACCAGCGCGTGCGTCAAGGAAGGCAAGGATGTTTTCCCGCTCAGCGTCGGTACGGTTGGCGAAGGTCAGCGTCCATTCCTTCGGGTCAGTGTTAAGACCAAAGCGCACCCGCTGCTCGTAGCCATCGCCAGCTTGAAACTTGCGGACTCGAGGCTTGCTGTTCTCGGTTGCTTGGAAGCTCGGGGTATAAGTGAAGGTTGCCATGGGTTACGCCGCCATCAGTAGGCCGCCGGGCCGTTTCTGTTTGACCAATTCTGCCTGCACTGCTTGCGCAATGGCACGGCCGAGCTGGGCGCCTTGACCTTCGTTGCCCTGCACGCTGGTGCCCTTAGCATCCACTGAGACGTTTACCGTTGTGCTGCTGCCACCGCCGCCACCTGCGACGCCCAGCTTGCCGTCGCGGCCCCGCATCAAGGGCATGATGGCCTCGGGTCCCGATTCGCCCATCAGGCCAGTGCGCATAGAGCCGCCGTTGGCGAACTTAAAGAGCGTGGGCGAACTGACGATGGAATTGGTAAAGGTGCCGCCTTTGGCGAAACCAGTGCGGGGCTGCATACTTGGACCAAATACGCCGCCGTTAGCGAAGCCGGTCAAGCCGGGGAAGAGAGCGCCAACCGCCTTGAAGATCGCAAACTTGATCAGCATCGCGCTGAGATCTTTCAGCACTGATGCCGCAAACTCTTTGAATGATGCCTTGCCCGTGGTGGCAAACTCAACGATGGCATTGGTCAGGCCGTCGATGCCGTTTGTGGCGATGCTGGCGAGGTTGGCGCCGAGGTTGGTGGCTGAGTCATAAGCCTGCTTGAAAGATTCTTTGAACTGCGTCCCGAAGCTCTTGCTGCTTTCTTCTTGCTTTTTGGTTGCCTGATCCAGTGTGCCGGCACGCTCGCGCAACAACCGAATCTGCTCAGCCAGTGCCGGGTTGGTCTGGGCAAGGATGTCCAACTGCAGCAGGTTCACTTGGGCGTTTAGCTTTTCCAGCTCAGTCAGCTCGGTTTTTCCGCGGGAGATTTCGGCAATGCTGGCGTCGTAATTGGCCAAGCTAGGAAGCAATTCAAACAACGATTGATTTGCTTTAGCCTGCGCTTGCGCAATTTTGGCTGCGCCAAGTTCTTGTATCTTGCTACGGAGCCCATCAAATCTCAAGCCTGTTTGATTGACAAGCTCATTGAACGTTGCGGCCAGCTTGGATTGGTCAAATGTAATTGCAGCATAGTCCTGCTCTAAAGAAAGTAAAATTGATTTTTGAGGGGTAGCGCCTACGGCTTTTGTCTCAAGACCTATTTGTTTAATTTGCTGCGTTAAATCGTTGGCTAGGTCGGCTCCTTGTTGAAGGTAGTTATTATATTTTTCTGCTGCGCGTTCCTGCTCTGTGGCGGCACGCTTGGCCTCTGCTGCTCTCCGTTTTGCATCCGCTGCTGCTTTGCGTGCCGCTGCTGCCGCTTCCTTGTCTGCTGCGGTGGTATCCAGCTCCATGTTGCGCCCGCCCGTGCGCCGCCCGGTGCCGGGTGATGGTGCAGACCCAAAGGCCAACTTGTTCAGATCGGCAATGGCTTGCTGGGCTTCTGCAAAGCCGCTACTCACCGCAGTAGTGATGGTGTTGAATGCAGCGCCAAAATCACCCGCAAATGCCTGGCTTGCCGCCTGCACTGCTGCAACGATGTTTTTGATCAAGATGTCCACCGCCTTGACGACGGTGTAAATCGCAACCGCTATGCCGCGAATCACACCCTCAATCACCTTGAACAGCGCCGTCCAGTCTTGGTCAGTGTCGAATAGATCGCCAAACACCTCAAGGATTGTTTGCAGCGCCGGCAGCAGTGCATCGGTCAGCTCGAGCCCGAAGCCTTGCGTCTTGATGCCCAGCTCGGTGATCGTGTCATTGAACAAATCAGAGCGCGCTGCGAAGTCCTCGCCCACCTTGTAGGTGAACTTCTCCATGCTGGCTGCGCCTTCGTTCAGCAGCGGGATAAGATCCGCGCCCGACTTGCCGAACAGTGCAACGGCTGCGGCCGCCTTTTGCGCACCATCGGGCATGTCGGCAAAGCGATCAGCGATCTGCTTCAGCGCCTTATCTGCCGGCACCACCTGGCCGTTGGCATCCTTGATCGAGACGCCCAGCGCCTTGAACTTCTGCGCCAGCCCGTCATTACCCTCGGCCGCCTTAACTAGGTTCACGCTCAGCTTGGTCAGGCCTTTGCCAAGGGTGGCTTGATCAACGTCCGCCAGTTTGGCTGCATTGCCCAGGCCAATCAGCGCATTGGCTGCAATGCCGGTCTTGGCCTGCAGGTTGAACAGCTCATCGCCTGCGTCGATGGATTTCTTGATGACAGCCGTCAGCCCCCCCACAATGGCGCTGCCAGCGATTGCTGCACCAAAGCCAGCCACTGCACCTTTGAGGTTGTTGAACCCCATTGCAGCGTTCTTTGCCTGCCCTTGCAGGCCCTGCATGGAGTTGCCCAGCCGGCGGATGTTGTTCTCGCCTTGAACGTCCGCCTTAATGCGGAGCATGGCATCCATGTTCATCGCCATGTCAGCTGCTCCTGCTGTTGATCGAGACCATTACCGCTGCCTCCATCACCTGCAGGTCCTCCAAGAGCGCGCGTGGGTCTTTTACTTCGTACATTATAAAGAGCCAAGCCACTGCTCCATAGTCCAATCCCAGCACGCCGCTCATTGTGGTGCGCCACTGCGTCTGCACTCGCAGGAACATCTCTAGCACCGGCCAGTTCTCCTCCCATACCTCAAAGTCATCGGATCGGGGTTGCTCTGGCAGCGCCACTCCAAGGATGGCGGCATCGTCTTGGGTCTCATCTTTAACGCCGCCGCCGGCCCAATGCTCGGCGGCCTCTATCAGTTTTTTCTTTTGGCTCCTTTGATGCTGTCCATGTATGCCTTCAGTACAGCAATGGCCAAGAATGGCACCTCCAGCAATTCATTCAATCCCTTCTCGCTAAAAGGGATGTCATTGCCTTCGTCATCGTTGATGCCAGACCAACCAACGAGCACATCGCGAGCGATGTCGGTGATTTGATCCAGATCACCTAGATCTTCGAGCTTCTGCAGCTCGGCAACCATCGGACCGATTTTGCTTTGTGGCAGGCGCTTGAACTCACCATCAAAGGTCTGGCGCTCATGGCGGCCACCGTCGATCGGAAGATCAAAGGCGACCGGCCATGAGTAGGTGCCAGATTGCTTAAGAACGAATGCCACGCGGATTAGGTGTAAGCGATTGAAAGCTCATCATTGCCCGAACTGGTCGGAACCGCAATAAACGGCATGTTGAGCATCTGCACGCCATCCTGATCGCTATAGGTCAGATTGCCTAGATCAGACTGCGCAGTGGTCACCGTGCATCGGTTGCCGGCAGTGGTGCCGTGCTGGAAGGTGATGCTGCCTGTGCTGCTGCCAGTGGCAATTGTGAAGAAGTCCTTGGTCGCGATGGTCGGCGCCTCGATTACAACGGTGCCGCTGGGC